TGGAAGTGGTTTACCTTACCACCCAGGAAAAGAAACCGTTGCCGACACACGTTAAAATCAACAGTTCAAAATATCCGTCCACCGTGCTTTGTGAGCAGATTGATACGGTAAACAAGGATAAGGTTGGAGATTACATAGGACAGTGTTCTATGGCGGAAATGAAAAAGATTGATGCAGCGTTGGCAGTAAGTATAGGCATTGGAATTAACATCAAATCGAATGATCTGGTAAAGAAGTGGGCGGAAGCCGCAAATGAAGTAGTGGAGCCGGAGAAGAAAGAACCTGAGCCTGTTGTGGCAAAGGTGGAGATGCCGGACATTGAGACACAGTTGGAAATCGCAAAAATCACAGCCGAGAGGGACGTGTATAAGCGGTTATACGAGGAAGCAATGGCCCGGAGATAGGAGGAAGTATGGCTCTAATAAAGAGAGATAGAGAAAACTTCTGGATGCTAAATTGGCTTGATGAATACATGACCGGTCACAAAGGATTTATATGTGGAGGATGTTTCAAAAACATATTCAATAAAGAAAAGGTAAAAGACCTTGATATTTTCTTTGAGAATGAAAGTGATTTTGATGATGCGGTACAGTATTTTGACAGCCAGACACCCGGATATGACGGAGACGATGTAAGAGATGAGAAATATCATTTCCACTACGAAAACGACAATGTAAAGGCGTACAAACACATTGAAACAGGTGTTGTGATTGAACTTTGTTGCAAAATATTTGGAAAACCGGAAGAAATTCTGAATAAGTTCGATTTCACAATCACGAAGTTCGCATATTACAAAGAGGAAGTAGAGGATGAAACTGGTGCGGTAGCGAAAAACCAAGAACTTCCGTTTGAAACTCTGGAAGATGAACATTTCTTAGAGGAAATTGGAATACCGGAAACACACATTGAGTACAAAATCCTGATGGATGATGCGTTTTTTGAACATCTGCATCTTAAACGGATTGTAATTGATAAATATATTCCATTTCCAATGAGCACTTTTGAACGGATGCTGAGATATGCAAAGTACGGATATTTCCCATGCAAAGAAACAAAGATGAAGATAATCAATGCACTTAGGGATTTGACAGACGAACAGGTTGAATTATCTGAAAGCCTTTATGACGGCATGGATTAAGGAGGAAACATGAAAAAGACAGCGAGAGTAATAGTGACATTAGCTTGTAACAGAAAATGCCCCGGATGCTGCAATGAGACAATCGGAAAGGTTGCGAGTATCGGAGATATTTCGGTTCTCTCAGACTATGAGGAAGTTGTGATAACCGGCGGAGAACCAATGCTCAACCCGGACAGCCTGTTGAGATTTATCAAGGCACTGAAAAAGCAGAACAAACGGCAGAGAGTGTATCTGTACACGGCTTGTTTATCAATGGATGATTACGGAAAGATCCTTAATCAGTTGGACGGAATCACAGTAACGCTCCATGCCGAGGCAACGGATGATGATATTCGCAATCTGAAATATATGAGCTGCAACCTCTATGGAGAGGATTTGGATATGCGGTTGTTCATCGACCGTAGAGTATATGAAAAATATGATTTATCCAATATCTGCCTGAAAACGTGGGATGTCGTGAGAAAACTGGAATGGAAAGAGAAATGCGATCCGGCGGACAATGAGGATCTGCTTTTGTTCCATTTGTTTTAAGGAGAACACTATGGGAAATTACAAAGTGGTTTCAATAACGGACCGGGAGGGCAATCCCCGGACAGATGGGAGATACCCTGACAGAGCAGGAAGAATATGTGCCAAGCCAAACGTGAGAATCGGAGAACAGATGGTAATTCAGTGGATCTCAAATGCCGATGGCACACCATATGTCGGAGAACTCACAACGAGTATGGCAATTTCCTATATTGAGATAAAAGGAAAAATCACAGTAACAACGAGACATTCAGTATACACATTCGAGAAGTTATGAGAGAATCAGAAACTTTTGATTACATCCGCCGGAAGTACCCGGGCAAGGAAGAAAAATGGAGAAAAGTCACTAGACTTGTAAAATTCGATGAGAATTTGGAAGTTAAGAGCGTGCATGATTTCAACATCAACTGCTACATATCAACATTTGGGAGGCTTATAAGAAACGGAATCCTCTGCAATATGGCATACGGAGATAAATATGATATTTCCAGTATGTTCACAGACACGGATGGGAACCAAGTACGGTTTAAGAGACACCAGATTGTTATGCAGACTTTCTTCATGGGAGACAGACGGCGGTATGACACCGTAGACCATATAAATAACATGGAGAGGTTCGATAACAGCATATACAACCTCAGATGGGCGGACAAGGGCGTACAGTGCGGAAACCGCAAGGACAAGCCTGGGAAACACAGAATGGTTATCTGCATAGGCGATGAGGAAGAAATCTTTTTCTCATGCCGGGAGGCGGAACGCCTGTATAATCTACCGCCGAACTCGGTTGGTAAGGTATGCCGTGGAGAACTGGAATCCATATATGGTTATAGATTTGGATATTTATAAGGAGATCAGAGATGGGAAAAGATTGGACCGGAAACGGCAAGAGTATTTTTACAACCCTTGGCGCATCCAACCACACAGAGAAAGAAAGAGAGATTAACGACTACTATGCGACAGACCCTATCGCAGTAGACGCATTGTTACAGGGGGGGGCAGAGCTGAATCATAAGATTTGGGAGTGCTCTGCAGGACAAGGACACTTATCAGAACGTCTCATAGAACTTGGGTACGAGGTACGCAGTACGGACCTTATCGACAGAGGGTATGGAGAGGGTGGAATAGACTTCTTGCAGACAACAGAAATGTGGGATGGCGATATTCTTACCAATCCTCCATATAAGTATGCGAAAGAGTTTATTGAGCACGCAATGACGATCATACCGGACGGGAGAAAAGTGTTCATGTTCCTTAAATTACAGTTTTTGGAGGGAAAGGCTAGAGGCGAACTGTTTAAGAAATACCCTCCGAGATATGTGTATGTGTCACGCAGCCGTATTCTGTGCGCCAAAAACGGAATGTTTGAGGAAATGAAAGCCGGAGGCGGAAGTGCAGTTGCATACGCGTGGTATGAGTTTCAGAAAGGTTATAAGGGAGTGAGCATTATTAAGTGGATAAATTAGATTTTGGTTACTACAACATGGACTGTATGGCCGGTATGAAACTTTTCCCTGATAAATACTTTGATGTGGCAATCGTAGACCCACCATACGGGATCAATGCGCCGAACATGGCGATGGGAACCAATAAGAGCCGGACGAAGAACGGTTATCCTGCCGAAAGCACAGCAAGCAGATTAAAGCGAAGCGGGCAGACAAAGGAATGGGATAGCAAGCCGCCGACAGAGGAATATTTCAAAGAATTGTTCCGGGTATCGAAAAATCAGATTATATGGGGCGGAAATTATTTCAATCTGCCACCGACAAAATGTTTTGTTGTATGGGATAAGGTGCAGCCGTGGGATGCCTTTTCACAAGCGGAGATTGCGTGGACTTCCTACAATCTCCCGGCAAAACTGTTCAGATACTCAAACACTGGCGGAGCAAATTCAGAGAAACGCATCCACCCAACCCAGAAACCGATAGCATTGTACGAATATCTAGTAGGTGCTTTTAAGCTATCGGGGGTGGTACTTGACACCCATGTAGGATCTGCGTCAAGCCTCATAGCATACCACAGAACCGGTGTGAAGTTTGTAGGATTTGAGATAGATACCGAGATGTATGAGGTCTCAAATACAAGGTTAGAAAGAGAAAGAGCACAATTATCACTATTTGATTTGGGAATGGAAAGGAACGATAACAGATAATAGGAAAGGAGAAACATGAGGGTAAAAAAGGTTTGCAGATGCAAAACTTGTCAAAAAATATACCCCAACGGAATCGTGGAGATATGTAATTGCGGAACTATTTTGGGAGAAAAGATACCGAGAGCTGAAAGATTAAGCAAAATGTTCATTCCGGGCGCAACAATTACATTCAATCCAGAGGCATTTCAAGGATATGAAGAGGGGGTATTAAGAGCGACCGATAATTGCGAAACCATTGTTGCAAGAAAAAGATTTTTACGAAGATGGGAGGTTATTTAGCTGATGAGTAGTTTTGTACCGATTTATGCGGTAGATTTCGATGGAACGCTCTGCGAAAGCAAGTGGCCCGGAATTGGCGCACCTAACAAAAAACTGATACAGCACCTCGTTCAACGCAGAGCAGAGGGCGCAAAAGTGATACTTTGGACTTGCAGAGTGGAAGAACATCTGAAAGAGGCGGTGGAC